TAACATTAGATGTTTATAGTTCATGTCAAATTTATGGCAGTGAATTTGAAGAATCCTGTGGACCAGATTTTGAAAATTTATTTAAACAAGCTAATTCTTTATTAAATGTAAATTACATTGGCTACAAACCTAATGAATACATATTAGAACATATGACTGATTATGATCTATTTGTATACCCGTCTATATTTGAAGAAACCTTTTGTGTGACTGCCCTAGAAGCTTTTTCATCAGGGTTGCATGTCATCACTACAAATTTTGGTGCACTTCCTGAAACTTGTGCTGAGTGGCCTATATATGTCAATTATACAAAAAACTTAAATCTTTTAGCTGAGGCTACAGCTCAAGCAATTGATGTTGCTTCAGGATACTTACATACAGATGCAATACAAAATCATTTAGAAGAACAACAAAAGTTTTATAAAAGATTCTATAGTTGGGATAAAAAAGGAAACGAATGGGAAAACTTTTTAAAAGGAGCTTTAAGTGTCAAACGATAAATATGTAAATGAAGATACCTATCAAACACTTCAAGACGTTAA